AGAATGCGCGCTATGGGAAAGATGAGTTCGCCAATCAAGTCGGCTATCGTATTAGCGCCTACCGGGCGGATTATACCCTTTGCTTACAAGTTCATAAAATCATCAACGTGGAGTAATACCAATGGATAAGAATATTCATTTAATGTTTCCGGAAAGCTGGAAAAAAGAAAGCTGTGTTCTAGTAATGAGCGGCGGTCAAGATTCAACTACCTGTTTAGGTATAGCGCTTGAACATTTCAAAAAGGTGTATTGTATCACCTTTAGTTATGGACAAAAGCACACGGTTGAAATTATGTGCGCTCAAAAGATAATTGAAAACTTTGAAAACACAACGCTTGAAATTATTAATCTGGAACCACTTAAGAAAATTGGTAACAGTGCATTAATTGAAGGTACTGAACAAACTGACGTTAGTAAAGAACATGCTACTAAAGAAGGTTTACCAGCGTCTTATGTACCAAACCGAAACGCAACGTTCCTAACGCTGTCACACGCTTACGCGCAGAAGGTTGGTGCTAAGTTTGTAATGACAGGTGTATGTGAAACTGACTATAGTGGTTATCCAGACTGTCGTTTAGACTTTATTAATAGCTTATCCTACACACTTAATATTGGATCTAATAGCGATATTCAAATTTTAACCCCACTTATGAAAGTGGATAAAGCTGACACCTTTAAACTTGCTGAAGAATACCATGTACTTGATGAAGTTCTCGGCTTGAGCCATACATGTTACAATGGTGATCACAGCACGTTCCATGAATGGGGTTACGGTTGTGGAAAGTGTCCAGCTTGTGAGCTTCGCGCTAAGGGTTGGAAAGAGTTTTTGGAGCGTTACTAGTGGCTAAGGTTAGATTTACACCAACCAAAAGAATTAACGTTATGTTATGTGGCGGTCCTTATGATGGTGAAAAGCTTAACCTAGCACATCCGGAAAGCGGGACAATGACCTTTACCGCAAAAGGTGAAACTGGACGTTATGTTTCACAAAGTGCCTGCAAATTCTTATTATGGGAAGCTGCATAATGGACATATTTACTCATGCGGTTGTGGGTGCGGTAGCTGGTTTACAAGTTAACCATCCTATTGTAGGCGCGATTGCAGGGGTAATGCCTGACGTAGTATTAGGGGTTAACCGTAAATTAGCCCCTAATATCGCATATAAGCTTACACACAGTCTTTTAATTTGTGCTGTGTGTAGTTTACTGTTAATTGCGTACACCCCGTACGGTGTCGCTGTGTTGGCAGGTTGGCTATCCCATATAATCTTAGATATACCAACACACGGGAAGCAATGGGCTCCGATGCCTTTGTATCCTTTCAGCAATTTCGCATTTAGATATTTTAACGAATGGGAGTGGTTAGATGCAACGTGGTTCAAAGGTCTTGCATTAGCTATTTCATTCATATTAATATGCGTCTACTTTAACTAACTAGGAACAATCCCATGAAAACTATCATTACTACTTGGTTCCCAATTTTAACTTTTTGTCCGGTTAACAACCTTCCGGATTTCATCTTTGTTGAAGTTGAGTTTACCGAGTTTGCAGAGCTGTATGGTGTACGTAAAAAATTACGTAAGTTAATATCTTGCAAGAATATGTATATGGAAGATGTTGCTCAATTGGTTGCGGACAACTTTGCATGCGATAAAGTGACAGTTCGTTTAATGTTTAACAAGCACGTTGTAATGTGGGAACGTAAAGATGGCTGATAGCGTTCATTTAGTTGTATTGGCAAACGACAGTTCAGCGTTCGGTATACCGTACAGCGTAGCACACGCAGATAACCTAGATTATCATTTTGCAAATGAAGAAAAGTTTGATGATTTCAGAGGTTTAAAAATTCAGAGCGTTGTGTTTGTAGGTACTGTAAGCAAAGAAAATGCTGAAAAATTCAAAACATTAGTGAGTGATTAAAATGCCTAAATTATTTAAGAGTACAAAGACGTTTGGCCACAATTTAGGGTTAAGCGCAGCGTTCAGACAATGGCGCGCTAATTCACATTGTGCGTTCATACACGGTTACGCTTTACAGGTGGCACTTGAGTTTGAATGTACCGATTTAGACGCTCGTAATTGGGTTGTTGATTTTGGTGATTTAAAAGAAATTAAAGAGTGGCTAAAAGACACTTTTGATCATAAAACTTTAGTGGCTAGCGACGACCCATTTCTTGAGCAGTTGCACGTATTGGCACACCATAACGTGATTGATATTGTAGTTGTGGAAGCGGTAGGTTGCGAGCGCTTTGCAGAGCTTATCTTTGATAAGGTGGAAAGCTGGCTAAATAGCAAACCTGAATATCGTGGCCGTTGTAAGGTGACTAAAGTTGAAGTACGTGAACACGGTGCTAATAGTGCCATAGTTGAAAGCAAGTAAGGAACAGTAATGAAAGATATGAATAAGCAATTAGTAGAGCTAGCAGTTAAAGATATTTTACACGCAGTTGAAAAGCAAGTTGAGACTGGCGTATTACGTGAAGGTTTACAGGACACCCCTGCTCGTTATACCAAAGCTATGGCGCACTGGTTTAGCGGTTACGATGCTGACATTTCTGAAATCCTTAAAGTGTTTGAAGACGGTGCGGATAATTACGATCAAATGGTTATCGTTAAAGACATTCCGATTTACAGCCATTGTGAGCACCACATTGCACCAATTTTCGGAACAGCTACCATTGCTTACATACCGAACGGTAAAATAGTCGGTTTGTCAAAGCTGTCACGCTTGGCTGACGCTTTTGCAAGACGTTTGCAGGTACAAGAACGTTTAACTACGCAAATAGCAGACGCGATTGAAGAACACTTACAACCGCTGGGCGTTGGTGTACTAATTAAAGCGCGACATATGTGCATGGAATCACGCGGTATTTGTCAACAGGGCCATCACACGATAACCACAGCTCTGCGCGGTGTTATTAAAGATGAACCTGAAACGCGAGCGGAGTTCATTACGCTAGCTAACTAATAGACACATCTAGCACATGTAAGGTCGTTCAGTTATTATAATTGCACGACCTTTTTAGTGGAGTTTGAAATGTTAACATATCTAACGAGTTTCATAGTTACGTTCGTATCTGTGGGGTTGCGCACAATGCAAACTCGAAACGTGATGCAGGAACGTTATCTTATACTTTTCGTTAACTCATGGTGTATAGAAGCTTTGTATTTTGCAATCATACTTAAAATATTAACAGCTGACGTTTACCATTTTATTGCACTTGGTATGGGTGCATCGTTAGGAAGCGTCACCTTTGTTAAGCTACATAAGAGGTTCTTTAAATGAGCAGTCCGCTTCAAATATATCTAGCCGCTGTATATACAAACAGTTATATGCCTGGCGGAAACCGATATCCAAAACTTAATGAACGTGAAGTAGATGTTATGGCAAAAGTTAAAAACCATAACATACTAGAGTCTTGGCACTATGTTGGGAAGCAAAAGTATGTTGATAACATGCGTGAAAACAAAGCTAAGATATTTCTGGATTCTGGTGCATTCTCCGCCTACACACTTGGGGTAACATTAAGTGTTGAAGAATACTGCAATTACATCAAACGCAACCAAGATATTATTCGCGTAGAAGATGGGTCTTTAATGGCGTCTGTGCTGGATGGTATTGGTGACCCTCAGGAAACCTTTGAGAACCAAATGGCAATGGAGCGTTTAGGGGTTAGACCTTTACCGTGTTTCCATGCTGGAGAAGATGAGCGTTATTTGGAATGGTACATTAAGAACTATGATTACATTACATTGGGTGGAATGGTAGGTACATCAACCAAACAACTAGAAACTTGGCTTGACCGTATGTGGAGCGAGTATCTTTGTGACAGTAGTGGTAATCCGCGCATTAAAGTACACGGTTTCGGTATTACGTCAGTTCCATTAATGGAAAGATACCCTTGGTACAGTTGCGATTCATCTTCGTGGATTCAGTCCGCTGCCTTCGGTGCTATATTTACAGCAAAACACGGGCCGATGTCGGTATCTAGTGAGTCACCTTCTAGACACGACCTTAATGCCCACATTGAAACGCTCGCACCGCTTGAGCGTGAATATGTTGAAAATATGCTTAAGGACGAAGGTTTTGACCGCGAGCGTTTGTCTACCGTTTATGAGTCACGTGCTGTATACAATATGTATGCTTATATGCAGGTTAATGACATGATAAACGCAGAGAAGCAAAACAATTATTTAAACATGCCTAGAGGGTTATTTTAATGAGTGCTGAACTATTACAAAGAATGAAATTTGTGCAAGGCTCGGTAGCAAAGAAAGACTTGTTACCAGCCCTTACACACTTCCGTATTGAAAAAGGGCGTATACAGGGCTACAACGGGCGCATGGCGCTATCCACCCCCATAGACTTTGACGTAGACTGTACGCCTAAAGCTGTGCCGCTGGTTAGCGCTATTGGTAAGTGTAACGAAACTATTCAGTTGGGTATGACAGCAACGGGTCGCTTGTCTATTAAGTCAGGTAAGTTCCGTACATATATTGACTGCGTAGAAGGTCCGACAGCACACGTTGAACCTGAAGGAGAATTTGTTAATATAGATGGTAATGCAATGATAACCGCTTTAAAGCTGTTACAGCCTTTTATAGGCGACGATGCAGCTAGACCGTGGACTAACGGCATTTTATTTGCTGGAAGCAGTGCATACGCGACAAATAATGTGGTCATAGCTGAGCACTGGTTAGGTGAACCGTTTCCAATTGAGGTGGTTATACCTCGCAATACTGTTAAAGAACTAATTCGCATTAAAGAAATACCTGAGCGCTTTCAGGTTGCACACAACTCAATGACATTCCATTACAGTGATGGGCGTTGGGCGCGTACTAACCTAATAGACCAAGAATGGCCAAGTCAAATTGCTCAGATGTTTAATGAGCCTAGTAACCCTGAAAGCATACCTGAAGAATTCTTTGTTGGGTTAGATTCAATGAAACCATTTATTGACAAGTTTAACCGCATAATATTCGAGCCCGGGCTTATGCGCACCCACACCAATGGAAGCGATGAGGGTAGTAGCTACGAGCTACCGTGGCTTAAAAATAAGAGTACATTCCCGCTCCAGATGCTACAAAAGCTTGAAGGTATTGCGCAGAAGTTAGACCTTACAATGTACCCGAAGCCTTGCGCATGGTATGGTGACAATATTCGAGGGTTAATTGTTGGGATGCACTGGTTGGAGGGTCAACTATGAACGTTCTTGTCTGTGGTAGTCGCAAGCGTGGAAGCTGTACACATGTACACAACACCCTTAATTATTTAGCGCAATGGTTCCCCTTAGATACTGCTATTGTACAAGGTGGTGCAAAGTGCGTGGATTACTTTGCAAAAACATGGGCTATTAAAAACGGTTATTGCAACATTCAAGTTGACGCTAATTGGAACTATTTCAACAGCACCGCTGGACCTATCAGAAACGGTTGGATGTTAAAGCATTTAAAGATTGATTTAGTGGTAGCGTTTGACGGCGATAACGGAACTAAAGATATGATTAGAAAAGCTAAAGCTGAAGGGGTAGCAATCTATGAGGGCTGATGCACTTGGTTTATTTTGGCAGGATATGCCAAAGATTAAAGTTATTAAAGAGGATGAAAAATACTTACCACCTGAGCCAACGTGGAAGCTAGCAACCTTTTTACCCTACCTTACTGAAGCGCGTTTGTTTAACGTGCCTATAATGTCGGACTGCGAACTTGTCAGTGCGCACCAAGACAAACACCCGTTCGTATTTGATATAGAGTCTTATATTAATTACTTCCTGATAGCGTTTAAGGACACCGTTACCAACAAGTGCATCTACTTTGAAAAGATGGGTGGGCCTAATGGTGACAGTGATTGGAACGACGATCCGCGGAAACTTATATGGTTAATGCAAAATATAAAAGTTATAGGCTTTAACTCAATTGGATACGATATGCCACTTGCAATTATGGCAATGGCTAACAAAAGCGTTGAGCAAATGAAAGCAGCTACCAATATGATAATTGGCGAGGGTTATAAACCTTGGCAGGTGTTGCGTAAATTAAAGCTGAAGAAGTTTGAAAATGACCACATTGACATAATGGAAGTTATGCCCTTGCGCGGTTCACTTAAGATATATGGCGGTCGCGCTGGTACACGTAAAATGCAGGACTTACCGATACACCCCGATGTGGAGCTAACAGACGACCAAATTACTGTAACGCGTTACTACTGTATCAATGACTTGGATACAACACATGATATTCTAAATACTGTGCAAAAGGACATACTATTACGTGAAGAAATGAGCGCAGATTATGGAATAGACTTGCGCAGTAAATCTGATGCACAGATTGCGGAAGCTGTAATTGCACATGAGCTTGAAAAGATACTTGGGCACAAACCAACTAAACCAAGCATAGATCCTGGCACTGCATACCGTTACCGGATACCTGAGTGGATGGGGTTTGAAACACCGCTAATGCAAAGCGTTATGAAGGTTATAAACGACACGATATTTGTAGTTAGTGAAAAGGGTTCTATAGGCTTACCTCCTCAACTTGCAAACATGAAGATACAAATTGGTGACGGTTTGTATAAGATGGGTATTGGTGGGTTACACAGTACGGAAAAGAAAGCGACACATTTCAGTGATGAGCTTTATCAACTAAGCGACCACGATGTAACGTCATATTACCCGTTTATTATTCTTAATAACAACCTTTACCCGCAACACTTAGGCCCAGCGTTCTTGCAGGTGTTTAGAACCATTGTATTTAGACGTCTAGACGCTAAGGAAGCGGCGGGTCGTTATGCGGACTTAGCGGACAATGAAACCTACCCAGTTAAGAAAAAGGAATACGTACAGTTAGCGAAGGACAACAAGCGTACAGCGGACAGCCTTAAGATCGTAATAAACGGGACATTCGGTAAGCTTGGTTCAATGTGGTCAATATTCTACTCACCCGACCTACTGATACAAACTACCCTAACGGGTCAGCTTGCACTACTAATGATGATTGAGAAATTCGAACTGAATGGAATACCAGTTGTGTCAGCTAACACGGACGGTATTGTAATTAAATGTCCTCGTTCTAAATTTGCAGTACGTGACGCAATACTTGAAGCGTGGGAGCAGCAAACAAACTTCAACCTAGAAGCTAACATGTATAAGATGTTATGTAGCAAGGACGTAAACAATTACTTTGCGGTTAAAGAAAAAGGCGGTGTGAAAGGTAAAGGTGCTTATAGTGATCCTGGCTTGCGTAAGAACCCGACTACCACAATATGCGCAAAGGCTGTACAAGCGTTTATAGAACACGGTACGCCCGTAGAATCGTTTATAGCTAATAGTAGTAACATGCAGGATTTTATAACTGTACGTAGCGTTACAGGCGGTGCTGTGGAAGTTACATATGAAGACTTAGGCGAAAGCGGAAAAGTTAAAACAGAAGACATGATCGCTCATGTTAAAAAGACAGGATGGGTTGAATACGCTGGAGGTACTTGGGTCAAGCGAAGTTGGATAAATGAAGGTAAGTCATATGAGAAAATGGCTGTTAACCTAAACACAGCTTACGGGAAGGCGCGTTGGGAACCTATTGACCACATATATCTTGGCAAGGCAATTCGCTGGTATTACGCAAAGGTTCCGGAAGGGTTTGCTAGACGTATCATTTACGCTAAAAATGGTAACAAGGTTCCTAAGAGTGACGGAGCTAAGCAGTTAATGGAGCTTTGTGATACCTTACCTAAAGATTTAGACATGCAATGGTATGTGGATGAAGCGTATCGGATTTTGAAGGATGTCGGATACCCGCTTTAAATTAATTTAAAAATAAATCAACAAAAGGGTTGCGCTGTGCAACCCTTTTTCGTACATTAGCACTCAAGCAAACAAAACATCTTAAAGGAATCGTTATGCCACGTAAAACATTTATCCAAAAATTAACCGCTGCTAAGTCAGCGGAGTTCTTTAGTGAAGCAAAAGCTAAAGCTGAAAAAGACATTGCAAACCCATTCGTTGAGCTTCATGCTGATAGTTTTGCAGACTATCAAGAAGAGCTTATTCACTGTGTTCACGCACAAGATTTTGAAAGGGTTGCGGTACTGGCTAGCTTTTTAGCACAAGGTAGCTAAACTGTAATTTTGCGCAACGCGTAGCGACTTAAAGGGTGTTCGCTACGCAGTTGCATTACTTTGTAAACTAAAGCGCTTAAAATAGCGCACAGGGGTTTGAAATGTTGAGCAATTACGGTCGAATTGCAGGTGGGTTAACACTTGTGAGCATTGTGTTAGGTTTATTTATTGCTGCGGGTAAAATGGAAGTTGAAGACGCAGTTGAACAGGTTACTCAATACTGTACGAATGTACAGTATTGGAAAGCATCAAACGGGCAACGTGGTTGGCCAGATTATAACGAAAATTATGAGGAAGTGTGTAATGACTAAAGGGTTTAAAGGTTTTATCAAAAGCGTAGCTATTGCGGTAGCGCTTATGACAGCGATTGTAATATTTATGGCGTCAATAGGTGCAAAGCGTTTGGAAGCACGCTACGAAACATACTGCGAAGCGTATGCAGCCAACGGGAGGGTGGAGCTGGCAGACAATCCCGTAAATCAAGAAAATTATCATTATATGTGTAACTAAAAAGGGGGTTTTAACCCCCTTTTTTTTCCTTAGTTCCCTACCTGCTCAGCAGGTATCAAATGTTCATCACTCAGCTGCATCTCATCTGTCCAAGGGTCATACGCTCCTATTCTGTAGTAAGTATTGTTCGAACTCCAAGGGCCACCATCCCCACGTTCAATCATTCTAACTGAAAATGTGCGATAGTTGCTTTGTGAGTCCCATGTTGGCTTATCTAAATTTGGCGTAAAACCTTGGTTAATACTTTGCCATATTTTATATCCAAGCAAATCAGGATCAGTACTTCTATCCCAATCCATTTCATAATCCGCCCATTGCTGGTCAACACTTTGAAGGGTGTGTGTGACATTTAAAATTTTAGCGGGCGCAGGATTTGATACATCTAGAACTGTAGGGTTTTCTGAACGACCAACATTATTAACCGCACTCACAGTCACTCTAAACGTCCTTGAATTTGAACCGTCTGTTTTAGCGTCATCACTTGTGTATGTGTACGCTAAAGACGTATTGTTTATAGTACGTAGAACTTTATTTTCTGTATTGTCGTAAATTTCAATTTCATAATACGAAGAGTTGATTATTTGGTTCCAAGCTACTGTAAATTGCTTCCCTGTAAAGGGTGCAATCAAATGAAGGTTTTGAACATCACCAGGCGGATCGTTCTCACCGCCAACCTGTCCGTCCCATATAGCCCAAGGACCCTGGCTCTTATTTATACCGGCAACCCGAACATGTAACTGCTCATAAAATACTTCCATTGTGTAAATAGTAGATGTTGTGGTTGTAGCTTCAACCCAATTAACACCGTCCCCTGAAGTTTCAATAACATAGGAAAGAGCTCCTAATGCAGGGGTCCATGTTATCTGTATTCTGTTTGGTTCATTTGGAACGGTGTTAACCCTTAGCCCTGTAACCACAGGTAACGCAGGTACTGAAGGTCCTCCACCTTCATCACCATAATCAGGCGTTGGAAGGTTATCAAATGCGTGTATGATTTGCTTATAAACAACAGCCTTAATTGTGATATTTTCTTTAGTGGACGGTGTAATATCAGTTACCCTACAAATCTTAGCCCAATTGTCACCTTTACCGAACTGAAACATGGGAGGTTCAACGTTATCGCGTACTGTTATAGGTGCAGATACCGTCACAACGCGAACCGAAGTTTCAGATACGTATGTGCAAGCATACGGGCCCGCAGCTGAACCGTCAGCTTTACGAAATACTATATAGTGCGTGTCACTACCGTCAAACTCTACACTGTCAAATAGTCGTATAACATATTCGTTGTTAGCAACTTGCTGAACACTTTCAACAAAACCGCTTGAGCCCCACAAAGGCATATCGTAACTGACGGATATCACGTCCCCGTAGCTTGGTATATAACCTTCTAAGCCTGTGCTAAAGCTAACAGCTTCGCGTAAGTAATATTTTGAAGCTAAGATATACATACCTTCACGGTATGCCTGAGCTCTGTTTTTAATACCCTCCAACCTCATTTCCTCAATGTTGTTAGCAGTACCGCCTGGAAGTTGGCATAAAACAGTTTCTATTTGACCAGTAGCTAAATCGCTATACTCAACTCTCAATGCGTCTTTTTCATTAACTTCAAAAAATTGGAAGTCCCAGGCAAAACTACCGCTAACAATGTTATCCATAGTGAATACACCTTTAGCTATTGTCTGAGGTACGTCCCTCACCATTGTAATGCGTGATCCCGGCAAGCGCGGAACCGCACGTACAGCACGTGATATTTTTTTTGCCGCTTCCCAAATTGTTGTCTTTTTATCAAATATCCAGTCAAACACATCCCCACGAGCTGCCAGTTCGTTGTCCAAGCTTGCTAACTGGTCAAGCGATATGTAAGTGTCTGTTAGATTAGCGCCATACTGTGCTTTAAATAGGTCACAAAGCGCCCACACTGCTGAGCGTGTAGCTTGGGGCGTAGACCATGTTTTACTGATACTATTGTACACAGGTAACTTACGCGTTGCGTCAACCTTTACAGCGGTTTGCGAGTTTGAGTTCAGGTTATTAGTTGCTTTAGCTTTTAGGGCTAGTAATGTGACGTTACCGTAATCCCTAACGTCAGGCATAAATACGCGTAAGGTTTGCCATACTATATCATCACCTACTACGTGATCTTGTGAGGCTGTATTGGTACGTTGACCGCGCACTTGGTAACGACCAACAGGTACATCCGCACCCGCGGTGAAACGCTGCGGAGTGGTAGTAGACATTGTATGACTAATTGTGGTCAGCGTAGTCCATGGCCCTATTGACGCACCATTATTATCTATTTCTTGGTATTCAAATTTTGCTGCGATGGTTTTAGTATCTAAACCACCTTTGTCATTCGCTTCATAAAGCCCTTTAGGGAACGCGTAATCAACTTCTATTCTGTTAACTGTGGTTTGGGCAGGGTTAGCGACATAAGGCCCTATAGGTGTCCCACCACCCGTCTCGTTAGTGCCAGGCATTTCTATTTCACTAACCTCAATGCTATTAATAACGTTATCTGGAAATAACGTTACTTGTTCGCCAGGCCCGTATATTTCGTATTCACTTTCAGGAAATGTCTCACTTGTTAAAGGTGTATCTTCAATAAAAACACCATGTATATCAAACTCGCCCTGACCCAAGCAAAATAAACTGAATAGATATTGGTCGTTCCCACGGTATACGTTATATGAACGCGCTGCTATTGCTCCATATATGTAATTTCTACCGTAACAAACCTCTATCGGTTGCCCTAATTTATTTTGATTTCTATGACCTGCAATCGAGTAAGTTGGGTCAGCGCCCGGAATATTAGTTTCTGTGGGTTTGGGCATGTTACTATAAGCATATACAGCTGAGCCAATTGCAATTACCGCTACAACAACATAGAAAGCTGTTACAGGATCCTGTACCAATGCGGAAAAAGTTAAAGTATCCCCGTCTTTCAGCTTTGTGTTAGACCAGTCACTTCTTAGTATATACGCTCCGTTAAGCTGACATACAGTAGGCGCTGAAAAGTCTTTAAAATTGGCAGTAAATGTACTTTGTAACAATTGAGTAATTGTTCGCCCCCCTTCCAGCTCGGTGGCAATGTTGTCCGTTTTATCTAACGGATTGTGTTGAAAAATGACTGTAATCATTTTAAGTCCTTATGCAAATAAAAACCAAACGTCTTTAATTGAAGTTGGTCATAAAGGTTATTTAATGAGACAACGGTAACACCACCGCGCTCACTGCAATGCACTATAACACCCCCGTCAACGTTTAAATAGATTCCGCAGTGCGTAGGGTATTTAGAACGTCCTAGTAGTACCACACTAAACTCCAAAGGCTTTTCTAATTTTTCCCATGTGACCACATTAACATTATCACAAAATGCGTTTGCAACGTTCTTTCTATTGTGCGGGTCGACATATTGGTAACGTTCTATTTCTATACCCTTTACGGTTTTAAATATATGGTAAACAAAACCCCAACAGTCAAAACTGTCGGGGCCATAAGCATGAGCTTTCCAACGACAGCCCATATGTTCAGCAACCCATTCATATTCCATATTAAGCTCCCAAGTTAGGGAATCTATCCCTTGTGTAATTTTCACTTGGAAAGTCAGTATTTAGCACATCAGCGAACGTAGCTTTAGCACTCAGCACACCGTCCTTCATGCGTCCGCCCTTAAGCGTTAATGTAAGGGGTGGATCCATTTGTGGTGCACTAGTATCGGGTAACAGGTAAGGGCGGTACACGCACTCGCAAGGGGGCATTACAACCGAATTTACAATAGCATTGTTGGTCGCGCTTATTATAAAGTCCAATATACGCCTGTCGTTGTTATCCATTTGCAGTTGTAAATCCTGCCGCCCATTTGAACCTGCATTAGGAAGTTTAAAAGTGAATGCGCTTTTTTCAAACGTTACAGTATCGCCATTTTCAAGCGTAAGTATGTGGTCATCTTGGTGATTAGCTAAGTAAATTACTTCACCCGTTGTGGGGTTCGTAATAGACAAAGTATCTAATATTACTTTGTTCGTTGGTACGCTTGCATAAGCGTCCTTAATAGCTTCTGAAAGTGTATTGCTCATTTACCCTCCTTAAATGCGTATTATAATTAAAAACGAGCCTTTAACTAGACTAAGGTATTTGAACACACAAAGGGCTATATTCCTAATGTAGCCCTCTGCATGGTAAGTTGTTACGGGAGTGGGTATTTTAGTTTTATCTCTAGAACCTTATTTTTCCAAACAGCCATCGCTTCATCTGTGCCGTCATAAACAGCTTCAATAAATAAAGGATCTGACTGTGCTTTATAAGCAGCTGAGCGTGAAGCTAAAACAAGCTCGCGAGCTTCACGCTGCATGTCCTCTTCCGTCGGACTTATTAAAGTTACATCACCACTTTTTATTTTAGATTGAAATTTAGCCCAAATATCAACAGTATCTTCACCATCAACGCGAGTCATACCTTCACGTAAAAAGCCGCTATGAGTTGCATTACCAGCTGTGTAAGTCCAGCTTACCGAACCGTCATCGTTTTGCTTATATTTATCGACCAGCAAAAAGTCGTTGTCATCTATGAATTTTAACATTATGGGTTTACCTCTATTTCAGCGCCAGCAGTTTCAGCACTTAACTCGTAAGTTTCATTTCCTCCAAAAGCAAGTACTGTCGGGTCAACATTGTTAATTCTTAACTTTAATCTTTTACTTGAAGTCAGAACATCTAAAGTTATGTCTGAGGATGCTATACCTGTTATCCTATCTACTCCGCTTTGATTAGTGATTTTAAATGTGCCAGTACAAGTTATTGATGAGGGGGCAGATGTGTAACCTGTTATATCTTTAACCATAAAGAGTGTATTTGTATTTCTGTAAACAATACCCCCTAATTGATCTCCAATATTTTCACCTTTTAATGTGGTGAAATTAGTGTTTCCCTCTCCGTAAAGTTTTTTCCATTCTGTCCAACCTCGAGACCTTGTTGGCAACTCTCTAGTGTATACATCACCACTACCACTGCATGTGTGCCAAACTTGAGCTTGCCTATCTGGGGTGAAGATTTTATGTGTTAATACCGCATTACCAACAAGCCCATCTGGTTTTGTTCCAGATGTACCGCTTGCAACAATAAACATACCAGATGAGTTATCAAAACCATCTAGATTTGAGATTGTTATCCCAGTATTAGATGAGCCATCAATACCCAGACCAAAATCAAGAGGGTTAACACTGTTTCCGCTGTCGTAAATTTTATTCCAAACTTGCCAGACACCACCTAAACGCTCTCTGTAATATCTAACAGAACCGCTGGATGCACTCCCAACCTCTATCGCGTCTTGGGTTGCCTTATCCTCGTCAATTTCAGTATGACGTACAGAAAACAGTGTGTTGGAAGGTGCACCAACCGTATTGTCTGTTCTGTTAACGTACTCCCCCGACCTTGTTATTGTGTTGAAGTTTTCTGTAGATGCAACCAATCCTGACTCTGTAGCCCATTCAATACCTGTTGGCGTTCTTACCATGTTGTCATAAACAATAGCGTTATTCGCTTTCACTTCATCCACAACACCTTCAGCGTTCGTTGCTCCAACCAGATCAATTTGGTTATCTTTTACCGTGTAATTCTCAATTGTTGAAGTTCCATCTTCTATGAATATACCAGCAGTTAAAGCAGAATTCGGGCGGTGTAATGTATTGCCCGTCACAGAAAAACCACGCATAGGACCACCATCTAACGTTGAACCTATTCGTATAAATGAGCTATTACATAAACTTATTTTATTACTTTCAATTACGCTATAACCAGCATCCTGAACCCATATACCATCTTCTGCGTTTTCTATTTGGTTAGATGTGATTATCAAGCCATCACGGTTATCACCGCCAGCAGCTTTCACAGCTGATTTTAAATCACTAAACACGTTACCTGATATAAGGGCATTTTTAACGTAACCCCGATTGTCATTTGGATTGTAAAAATCTACACCGTTAGTTAGCTTTTGACCGTTTGTACCTCTAATTGTGTTACCAGTTATTGTTAAACCGTCAATTTTAACCTGTGAATTACTTGTGGTAATAGCCGCAAATTCATTACCTGAGGTGTTAAGAGACCTAATGTGGTTATTTGAAATAGCTATGTTTTTAAACTCATCACCTCTATGCTCAAACACTATTACGTGATTTTTTGCTTGTAAAAAGTTTTCAGTGATAGTTATATTTGAAACTGGGCCTGTTAAGTCTCTATCTTGATGCTGCTCCATCGCAATACAAGGCGTATTAGTTGTGAATACACGGTTGCCAGACATTACGCCATAGCTCCAACCGTCAATCATTTGCAAACCTTCATTGCCTGGGTTGATACAGGTGTTATATAGCGCCCAACCATGTTGACCAGATTGGAATATGATCGCCCCGTTTCCGTTATCCTCTGTTTTGCATCGTATAGCATAACAGTTTTTAACGGGCCCTAAATTCTCAAGAGCAACACCAGTAACACCACCTTGCGCTATTTGCGTAAACAATATTCCGTGGTTTGACGTGTCAACAGCTTCTGTTTCGTAAACGATAACATCATCTGAATTAGTGACCGTCACTCCGTTTAAACCTTCAATAGCACTGCCAACTTCATCAACGTTACCTATTAAGCGTTTAGCTTTGAACTTAATGTTGTTTGCTGTATGGATTGTGACCATTGATTCTAAAAGAGTATCTGAAGCAACAATGGTACAAGATAAGTCAACATTAATATTGGAACCAGTGACCACAACAGTATCTTCTACTGTTAATGTCCCACCTGCACTTTTTACCGTTACTTGGTTACTTGTTAGCGATGCGTATTTTAACGCAGCGTTAAGGCTGTCTAGTGATAACCCGCCAAATTGCTCCACGCTTATAACATTATTGTTAAAAACGGCTTTAGCTTGCAAACCATTGCGCAGATTAATGTAACCGCCTTCTACTGTACCACTACCGCCGGGAACTACCAAGAATTGATTCCCGCCACCATCACCGTGAGCAGAATAGCCAAATGTTACTATTGAATCACCCACCTCAAGATTATCAAGCTCTAAACTTGCTAGCTCTGCTGTGGTGTACTTTCTTATAGATGTATCGCTATGAGCGTCCCTATCACTAGCGCCTAACTGGTCTTCGTGGGTTGTTGCGCTAACCTCTTTAAAGTTACTCGACGTTGCTGGATTTGTTTGCGCGTTAACGTAAATAGGCAATTGGTTAGAGCCTACGTATGAGTAATACTTATTATCTGAATACACACCCACTTGATTTTTATCAGTTATGGTGAAGCCAGAAACAAAAGCCCCAGCGTATCTATCTCCCCATATACTAAAGTGAGTTATGCTTTCAAATGTAACCTGCAAGTAATCGCTCGATGAGCTTGGGTTGGTGTTCGGTGCAACAGTTTTAATTGGTGCACCTGTACCAATGTAAATCCACGCATCCCCGTTACTATCTAAGCCAACATCATTAAATAGTTCATAATCAAAGCCATCATTAAAAAGACCAACAACCCTAAAGCCCCGGCTCTTTTCCATTTTATCTATGGATGACTCTGCATCCGCTTCAAAATCTTCGATAGCTTTTACGCTGTTAACATTAAATGAGGTTAATGATTGCTGTGAAGAAGTTTTAAAAGAAGTAATTACCTCGTCACCTTCACTGTTTATGTTAACAAGTATCGCGTCAAGCCTATTATTACCATTAGTATTAATGCCTGAAAGTATGCTACTCAATCTGGAATCGCCTAAATCTTGCAAATCCACAATTACGTTATCAACTCTTATTTGTCCGTTAGCTTCAAGATCTGAAACTATATCTTCAAACTCACCTTGTAATTTAAGCCAAGATTTTTTGGGCTGTGGGCCATAACGAGTTATTAGTTCAATGTCCTCGTTCGTAAGTTTGTAAAGGTCCTGCAAATCCCTAAATCCATTCTCGAAATCTTGAACTGTAGGCATTGTCATATCTAATTCCTCTTATTTACACAAATCGCCAAAGCGTTTAACAAATTATACCAACCTTCTTCAGGAGCTTCCGAACTGTTTATTAAATTCCAAAAGTCTTGGTCTATAACACCGACTTCCTTAACATCAACACTCATTGTTAAACGCCAGTTCATATAGTTTACATAATTAGCTTTATATTTACCACCAATTATGCGAATTAAACGATTAACAACGCCCCCGCCAGTCGCTAAAGGACATTCAAACCAGTCATTACCATTGTTAACATTGTAAGCTAAAAAAGCTTTAAACGCTTCGAAACCCCCATCGTCAATTTCAAAAGTTACGCTTGCTGAATAAGAAGTACGTTTGGTCAAAGCTCGTTGTCTTACGTGCCCGCTAGACATTGACGTACGGCTAGTATTAGGAGTAGCTGTGACATTAAAGCTGGTTGACGGGTTCGGTAAGTGTTTTGGCCATTTTTCCATTAGGCGCTCCTACTCATATTGGTGTATGTTGTCTCAAGTGCGTTTGAAAAATCATTCCCACCCTCTTGAACGTCTGTAGTTAATTCATCTTTCACTTGCTTAATAATAAATTCTATCGTTTCGTTACCTTCCGCGTCTTGGGTGCGTTGCTCCTCAACTTCAGTGTTAGGTACTTGGTTGATGAAATTGACCACAGTGGATCCTCCACCGCCTTTCACAGCGTCCATTGTTTGTTTACGACTCATAACCTGCGCGGGTCCGCTGATAAACTCCGGTCCAAACTCACCCACTAAACCCACACCACCTTCAGGTATTTGTCCACCGTTATCGTGCGCACTAAACGTAGTTCCTGAAATTGTTGAAACAACACCAGCAGTTGTTGAAACGACACTTGCAAGCGCTGGTATCATAGCAGGCCAACCAAGCTCCGCAGCTTTTGCAATACCTGTCTGTATACTCATTATTGAGTCTGCAATTGAAAAGGCTTTGCTAACCGCAAACATTGCTTTATATGTTTTGCTTTGCTCATCTCCAGCACTTTTAGCCAGTTCCGCAAGGTTTCCAAACAAAGCAGCACTCTGGCTTACTACCAATTGCGTTCTTGCTTTTTCCAAATCCGCTATTTTATTATTGCGAGCGTTTGTAAGCTTTTCTTCAAGCTTTGTCCTATCTTCTTCAGTTATGGCTGTGTTAGAAAGTATTAATTCCCGTCTCTGTTCGAACTCGCTTTGAATACGTTCTAACTCGCCTTGGAACGTATCATCTTCAGCAAACTCACCTAAAGCCTGCTCAGCAAACTCAGCGTCTAAACGTTGTTTAAGTTCGTTTTGCTGTATACTACCTTCTTCGGTGTTAGCAAGTAGCATTTCAAGTCGTCTGTCATAGCTTTCCTGAATTACTTCTTCTTCGGTACGTAAGCTTAAACGGAGCTTTTCAATAGCAGCATCATCAAACCCGCCAGTGGTTCCTCCACCGTCTTCGCCTTCACCTTCACCGCCAACCTTAAATTCAGCTAAACGGTCACCCGTCGCACTAGCGCGAGCTTCCTGAACTTGGTTCCACTTTTCACGTAGCTTTTCACCCTTTTCAATTTGAGCATCAAAGCTACCTAAAGCAGCGGTTCTTTCATCCATAATGGCCACAACACTATCACGTCTTAGCTGCGCAGTAACTTCCGCTTCTTCCTCTGCTTTTGCAATACGTGCGTTAACACCCTTATTAAACTCCGCGTCCAGTGCAGCTAAGTTACCAGCAAGGTCATAATCAGTTGTCGGGTCTAACGCTTCCTTAAGTGCTGTACCGTAAACCTTCGCCCGTTCAACACCCAAGTCAAAAAAGCTAAGAAACGTGTCTATAGTAGCTTCGCCGTATATTTTAGCGTAATCAACCATCACAGCAAGCTCAACCGCTGCAAGCTTAATAAGGGTTTCAACTTCTATAGGTAGGTGTTTCAACGCAAATATAAATGCGTCTACAGCACTGTCACCGTTCTTTTTCCATTCGCCAGGTACTTTACCCCACAAATCCGAAATAAAGTCAAACGCGTCAGCTACAGCGGTAGCTATACCACTAAATTGTCCAGTAATAGCTTCTATGTACGCACCTAACTCACCGCTTTCAAGCATTGCAGTAAATTCTTCTATGGCACTTGTGGCCATTCGAACAGTTGTCTCTATTACATCCCCGACACCGGATTTTGAAATGGTTAGGAATGCTTTGTCCCAAGCATCGCCCATGTTAGACATAGCACCGTCAAGTGTTTTCATGCGCTCAGTCATTGCACCCGCAAAGTTATTTTCACCAAGCTTAGTAAGATACTCTTCAATTTCAGCTGCATTGAACTTAACGGTTTCTTTAACTCCACGAAAAGTAAATGTTACGTTATCCCCTTCTTTTTTAGAGCGTATACCAAATTCTTTTAAACGTTCAAATTCACCCGTCGTGGCATCCGCTACCGCTTCAACCATTTGTATCATGTCTTTACCCATTGCGGAGGCAGTGTCACCGTAAGACATCATGGCGCGCTCGGAAGGTGTTAAACCTAAGTTTACAAGTTTGGTGAAACCTTCTGTAGCTTGCTGAAGGTCATAAGGGGTTTGTGTCGCGAAGTCTTGTATGGCAACAAAAGCACGAGCGGCATTTTCAGCGTTACCTGTCGCTGTAATAAGCTGTGCATTGAGAACGTCAAATTCCCTTGTAACGCTAGTGACTTTCATTATGCCCGCTACAGCGCTCGCAGCAAGCGCAGCAGGGCCTACAAAACGACTAAACGAGCTAGTTAACCCGTCCGTTGCGCGTTCCGCTTTTGTACCTGAACGTGTTAAACCGTCTAAGCGCTTATTGGCTACAGCAGCCTCTAAGGAGTCTACCTTGATTCTTAAGCTAGCAATATCTTCAGACATTAGTATATGATTCCCAATATATAGTATCTAGTTTTTTGATAACCTCCACTTCCCAAGGAAGTGGCTCGTTACCTGTTAATTCACACCAGCTTTTAATTTCAGTAAACGTTAGAGGGCTAGCACCCTGAAGTTCTAAATACCAGTTAACAATATATTGCAAATTGTCATCCAGCTTAACTCTATCCCTTAACTTAGCAGGTAACTTCCCTGTTGCCTTGTACACCTGCATTAAGTGATCCTTCAGTGGTACTTTAGATCCTTTAGGTGGTTTAGAAAGTTCTACCTCACTTCTAGCCCACTCATAAACCGCTGTAGCCTTTAAGCGAAAAAAGCTCGACGGTTCGCTGCAAACTGATTAATAGCTTCTGTAATTTGCGGAGCTTCTGTTAGCAGTTTGACCACATTAGGTTCATTACAAGGTTGTTCAAAAGTCCAATCCACAACAATTGAAGCGATCAGTTTGATACGTAACTTTTCAATTTCTTCGCTGCGCATTTCTTCATCTAACGTTTTGTCTAATTCAAGAGCTGCCCGTTTCATTTGAACTTCACTCTTTTTGAACTTGTCACTGTCCACCCCTAGTACGGTAATGGTGTGTTCACTCTTTTCACCGCTAGGTAGATATAATGGTAAAACTTTGCCTTCGTTGGCTCGCTGACGGGTAAAAAACTCTTCCATTATTTTAACTCCAATGTATTTAAGCTGGAACTCGCTCTACTGTAATATTAGTTCCGGTTGCTGGGTCTAACAGCGCCTGGAAAGGCATTGTTAGTGTGATAGGGCCTTCACCAGATACATCCGGTTGACCACCTGTGTAAAGGAAACGTGGAATTGTTACATTAAGAACATTACCATCTAGATCTGGAAGTTCTAACTTAATTTTACTTTCCGTTTCGTTTATGAATTTCTCAACTAAGCTACTGTCTTCAAAGAAAGCTGTAACAGAACCAGTAAGGTTTGAACGTCCTATAGATGGGTTGATTGAATTTTTATTACCAACTACGAATCGTGCCGCAATAGCATTTTGCAAGCTTAAAGATATTTCGGTAACTACTGCAATTTCACCGCCACCTTCTTCGAGTGTACCAGTAAAAGAATCCAACGGTTTAGTAGTTGTAGGCTCGTCATAAGTAACCGTCCCCAAACTTGTCAAATCGCTTAATAACTCTTGGGACTGACCAAACACCGTAAACGTGCCCGTAATCATTGCGTTCGCTGTGATAGTTAACGTGAGGTTGTTCATTTCACAACCGCGATAAACATAGAATGGTTTCTGTCCCGCACTTAAGTCTTGAAAGTCACGTACGAACGTCCAACTATGGCGAATATCACTCCCATGGATAGCTTCCGGAGTACCAGTCCACTCGGGTGAACAAAGTACACCCATTAAAAACTGATCAAAGCTCCCATAACTAAGTTCAAAGTTAATATCACCGCCCACCTGATTTGCACCGAGACGGAAATCAGCGATTTGTCGATCCGAACGAATTTCATTACTTTGCAATGAATCTTTTGTTAAGCCTAAGGTAGTGCCCGTAATTCGGATAGTATCCAATACAGGGTTATTTGGTGTTACACCTTTAGTTGTTTCCGCTACTGCGTACAACTCGTGACGACTGCCGTCTGCCATGTTATTCTCCTAAACAATACGCTTAGTTCGCGCATAGAAACGAACGGAAACGGAACGTCTAGCATAACCGCCAACATTTCGTATTCCACTAATAGAACTACCTGTAAGTTTAACGGCCTGTCCCTGATATTGCAAACCTTTTCCCGCGTGCAAGTTTGTACAGATTACATCACAAACATTAAGGAGTTGCCCTGCGCCTTTGTTTTGCAAAACATTAACGTCTATTTGCAAAACGCCTGGATTGTTATCTGTACCGCTGTCGCCTAATGTGGCCACATTAGTTTGCCCATTTAACACGCTCACCTTAAGCCAAACACCGTTACCCTTTTGCTCGTTAGTAAGCTCACGGTTCGGTTCTGACATTGGGTATGATAAACCAATCGCTTTGACCGCTTTGATTAAAGCTTGCTCTATATTAAAGAAACCGCTCATTTAATTTTCCTCGCGTTAATCTTTACAATATTATCCCATCTTATAGTGTTTACTCGAACCATACCATTAGGTGCTTTTCCCGAAATACCATCAAACTCTATATACGTTGCATAAGGTAAGTTATTAACAAAGTAAACAACATCGCTAACATCCACATCTTTAAGCTTGCGCTTCATGCGGTTAATAGCTGCGGAACCTGAAGGGTCTTCGCGTGTTGTTTCCGTGTCTACAGGGAAGTTGAACTCAGCGTACCAGTTATTACGAAGCACACCCTTATCAACAGGAGTTTCAAGTATAATAGATGAAAACAAGTCCAAACAGGACGTTCGCAATACAGTAACGAAACGTCCTTGAGTTTTCTCACTAAATTTGCGCAGTTGTGAAGCGAACGTACTCATCGTGTTATGTCCAGCATATAAACCACAGTTACGTCTGCGGGTTTAATTTCAGTAACCTTACTTAGCGGGTAAAGCGAACCATCTATTTTAACGCTTTCAGTCGGTTTCGGTGCTGCACTTGCTTTCAGAATTAACACCTTTTTACCCATCCAAGTCGCGTCGCTACTCAACCCCGAACCCGCCATATTGGCCACACTAATTGCAACGGTTTGGTCTGCTACCAGTCCGCCAACTTGTCGTGATGTAGGTGAGTCGTTTTTTAAAGTATCCTCATTGTAAGCGCCTGGCGTTTCTATGGTGTAAGTTGTGCCAAGCTCGTCAATAATACCATCAACTTCAGGAACTAGCTCGTTATAGAAAGCATCACTTAAAGCCATAATTAGTTCCTCATTACCGAACCACCATTACCGCTGAAAGCTTTCAGGTACGCTTTAACAAGCATATCAGCTTTAGGATAAGATGTGTAAGTGCTAGAAGATGAACTGTCCGTGGTAAATTCTTTTTCTGTAGTGATTGGGCCAACCACTGTTTTCTTTTTCTTAAGACCCGCTTCCGAACTTGTTGTACTACCTAGTAACGGACCTTTTGTGCTTTGCATAGTGTATTCACAAACAGCTTTTTTCCAGTCCGTAGGTACACCAATAACAGGACGTCCGTAACGGTCCGACAAACCTGAACGTGGAAACTGTAAAGCTTGGGTAAGCTTTAGCAAACTAGCTTTTAAACGCATACCCCAACGCAAGTCAGCGTACTCACTACCGTTTTCAAGGTACATTTCTTTGTTTGCAGTGCTCATTGAAGCCCATGCGGTGAAACCAACCCGTGCAAAATATGCATCCGCAAAGGCAACATCAACGTAACTTGTGGCATCGGGTAAACCAGTGCCGTCTTCTAGTTTAAATGAGATAGTGAACGCCTAAATGTTTAAAACAGTGTAAAACAAAAAACCCCTGTACGCAATTATACAGGGGTTTAAAATAAGCTT